CGTCCCGGAGCTAGGCATAGGGGGTGTTATTCGGGGAGACGTTAACGGACGCCTCCTGAACCGATGCCCGATGCCGAAACAGAGCGGGAACACGTCAAATAATAGCCGTTTTTCCGACACATCGCCAGCAACGTGTTAACGCCACGCGGCCTTAGACGGGGACACTACGGTGCTGGGGGGTTTACCTTGAAGGGGTGAATGCTGGGGAGGTTTGCGGTTAGGCCCCATTTGTGGGCTAGGTAACCTTCAATGCGTTGGCGAGTGTCGATTGTGGCTACTGAGCCTAAAAAAATAATCTCAGCAATTTCGCCATTCCAGGGGTTAGCAAATGTACCGACCGTACTCTCCCTGGATCCAATTGTCATTGGGTTTGCATATGAGGCTGCCGTGCCGGTTACAGCTACACCCGTTCCAGTATTTCCGTTTGCATAAAGAGTAATTAGCGCTGATTCTCTAATTGCAGAGTAGAAGTTCCAGTTGGTAACAGTGCTTGTAGCTGTCGCCGTAAATGCAGAACCCCCATTATTAAAAGCAACCGTCTCTGGCGTTGCGCTGTTTGTACGAATGTATTGGCCGTTGCGAGTTTCGTTGCCTGTGCTTTGATCTTGACTGCAAACCACTAAAAATGTATTTGCTGTCGCGGCCCTTGCAACAGCAAATACTGAATACAATCCAGTGTGCAGGGTCACCGCAGAAGTGACTAGACGATCATCCGTTCCGTCAAAAGTAAGCGTGATTTTGCCGTTCAATGTTGTGGATCCGTAAACTGGCCTAGTTGTTGTAGTTCCACTGGCGTGTCTAGCGTTCCCGCTTTTATCTCTCCATTCGTCAACAAAACCGCTGGGAGCCGTCACCGTGCTGGCATCTGCAGCATCCAGCCACAGAGCCGTGGTGATCTGCGACGGACTCCAGTTGACCTTTTGACTGCCCGTAATAACCCAGCTCATTTGTCTACCTCCCAGGCAGTCGTAGTGGCAGTGTCTAGTGTGTCGTTCATGGGATAGCAGCTCCAAACGCGTTGATCAGGTCGGTGACGCGGGCGTCTAGGCGGGCGAGGTCGAGGGATTCGCCGATGGAGTAGAAAGCGAGGCGCGAGTCATCGTGATAAAGACCCGAGCTTCCATTAAAACTTGAGAATACAGTTAGGCTCTGGCTGCTAGGAATCGAAGAAATTTGCGTGATTGAAACAGAGGTTTTATTATTTCGAATCTGATAGCCAGCTGAATTGCTCCTTGAAGCGCCAACAAGGCCGTTTGCTCTAACGCCTACGCCAAAGCTCAAGGTGCTAGTGTCTTGGCAGCGGAACGATACATTCCCGCTGTTAATTGACGATGCTGCAAATATAACCTTTTCGTTGGTGCCACTGATTTCGGCTCCAAGCATAGCTTTAGTCGTCGCAGTGGTCGATCCGACAGAGGTTGCGTACACTGAGAAATGGCAATTGTTCTGTGGGTCGACATTATTATTCCTATTGCTATTGAGGTACTTTGTACTCCCATTTCCCACGAGTCCTGTTTTCCGGTTGTAGTCACCAGAGACAAAGTTGTTGTTGGTCGGAGCCGTCCCCACCAGCGGTACCAGACACCCACCTAATGTCCTTGCCCCGGCCAAAATGCAACTTGCCTTGATAGCGCTCCAGATCCCATCCGCCTTACACCCAAGCACAAAGTTATCAATAGCGATCTTGGTCTTCTCCTCCAGGGCCTGCCCGTCTGCTGTTTCCACGGCGGTGATGTAGGCAGCCGCGTCAGCGTCCATCGGCTGCCAGGTCTTGCGCAACACCACCTTCCCCGGAGTATAAATCGGGCTCATGACAGTACCTCCACGAGGTGATTAGAGTTATAGACTTGTGTGGGTGTCATGGTATTGCTGCTCCGATAGCGGTGATTAGGGCCGAGACGCGGGAGTCGAGCTTGGCTAGGTCTAGGGATTCGCCGATGGAGTAGAAGGCGATGCGGGCATTGGAATACGTAGTTGCCGCCAGGTCTTGTCGGTTAAAGATAAACAGAAGCTGATTCACTGGCGCCGTAGATGTTCTAGTTATTGTATAGCTAGCGTTATTTACTCGGGAAACATAATTGCTAGCGTTGTTCCGTGAAATACCCTTAAGGCTTAAGATATTTGTGGGCATTGTCGCTCCGGCATTGTCGCTAACATCTGCGTTGTTTAAGCACGAAGAGTTAGTATTGTGCAGTATCTGTGTGGACCCCTCGTCAGTGCCAGGCGTTCGGGCGCCTATCAAGTATCTTTGTGCATTATCTGGGGGATTGGCATAGGCTGCAGCGTGCCTATTGTTTTGTGGATCAGTATTATTGTTGCGATTACTGTTCAGATACTTAGTGCTGCCGTTTCCCGCCAAGCCCGTCTTGCGGTTGTAGTCCCCAGCTACGAAGTTAAAATTAGTAGGTGCTGTCCCCACCAGCGGCACCAACGCTCCGCTTAGCGTCCGCGCCCCAGCCAGGATGCACGACGCCTTAATGGCAGACCAGATCCCATCCTGCTTACAGCCAATTACAAAGTCATTGATGGCGTAGCGGACACCAGTTTCCAGCGCCTGTGTGTCAGCAGCCTCCACCGCTTCGATGTAAGTGGAGGCATCAGCGTCAAACTGAAACCCAGGCCGCCAAACAAGCGTCATACGACACCTCCATCGGGCTGAGTAGTGTCGTTGACTACGACTGCGGGGTCAGCAGCGGCGGGTGCAACGGGGCTGCCGTCCTGGTTGTATTTGGCGGCCACCAGCACAGGGCCGACATAGTTCGGGCCAACGCTGTGGGCCTTGCAGCGGTCAGTAGCCAGAGCAACTGCTGAGAACTGCACGTAGTCCTGGACGCTCTGGAACGGGTCAGGACGACCTTCATTGCTGGCGTGCATGTCGGCTACAAAGCCAGCAGCCAGATCATCGGGAACATCAATCGTGAATTGAGCCATGGTTAACCTCCTCAGGCAGTAGTGGCTTTGATGACAGCAAAGGCAATGACGATCGCCTCGCTAAGGGAGCCCGCAGTGATGTTGCGGACATCGACAGTGGCGGAACCTGCTGCTGAGCGTGCATTCAGCAGGTACGAACCAGGCGTGCCACCAGAGATGTGATTCAGGATCAAGACATCACCAGCTGCAATGGAGCTGTTGGTCAGCGTGAACGAGACGGTGGTGTCTGATGCCAGTGCTGCAGCGTTCAGCGTGATCTGACCACAGCGAGTGTTGAGCGTGACGGCTGTTGCCTTGCTGGTGGCTTGTGTAGCGGTGCCACCTGCGCCAGTGCCGTAGCCGAATGGATTGGTAAATCGGGTGCCGTTGGTGGCATCCCAGGTAAGCGACGTTGTGCCAGCAAGGACGCCAGCATTGTTGTAAATGAACTGCCCACTAGACCCTCCGACTAATGCCACGGTGCCCGTTGCATCAGGCAGCGAAATCGTCCTATTTGCAGTCGGTGTGATTGTTTGGAGGGTTGTAGTAAATGAACCTCCGTCGTCTAAGTTGATGTCTCCCTTGATGATTGCTGTGCCGGGATCAGCATTACTTACGCCAACAGTGAGCGTGTTGGTTGTTTTGTTGTAGGTAAGGCCGCTGTCGCCACCAAAGACGCCGCCGTCATTGAATTGGACCTGGGTGGTGCTGCCGCCGGGGGAGGTTGCGCCACCGCCGCCGGCGCCGACTTCGTCGAGGTTGCCTGTAAAGGGGTTGAATTTATAGCCCATGTCCTACCTCAGCTCTTGGTGACGGAGATCAGGTTGTTGCTGCCGTCGTATGCCAGCGTCAACGTCGCGACCGTCGTGCCGCCCGAGCCGCCTGTTTTGTACACCACGCCAGTGAGGTTGCTGCCGGTGTACGACATCGACAGGTAGTCGTAGGCCGGCAGGTTTAGTCCGGTGAGGATTGGAAGCGGGCTGGCGGGCGAGACTTGATGCTCGAAGCCGTCCGAGCCGAGGTAACTGATGGCGGGCATTCGGACGAACCAACGACCTTATACAGCAAAGTTTACTCTGCCGATTGGCGTGCTTCCATGTCTTCGTCGCCTGTGTTTTCTGTGGCTTCCACTAATTCCGGCGCGTCCATTGCTGCAGCCTCCGCTTCGTCCTCGATATTGATGTTGTCGGGCAGGATTTCGCCGCGGCGCAGTACCTCCAGCAGCATCGCGTCGCTGATCTTGCCCATCTGGTTGAGTTGTGCCAGCACAGAGACGTCTTGGCCGATTAGGCGGTAGTAGTCGAAGTCGCGGTCGATTGTGATTTCGGGGGGTTCCAGGCCGACATACTGGGCGGCGAAGGCGAAGGCTTGGTTGAGGGCGCTCTCCAGTTCTTGGCTGATGATGGAGAGGACGCTGTTGGATTGGGCTTGGTCGATGCGCTTGGCCTCGGCAGACTC